ACTAGAGGTCTTGCTGCACAGATACTAAGACACAGGTCATTTACCTTCCAAGAATTTTCACAGAGGTATGCTGATACTAATTTGTTATCAGAAGAGATACCTCTTCCTCAATTACGTCGTCAGGATACTAAGAACAGACAGAATAGTATTGATGATGTTGATCCATTCCTTGTTAAGAAGTATCAGATCTTGATGGAAGAACACTTCAAACATTCAATGGAATTATATAATAAGATGTTGGATGATGGTATAGCAAAGGAGTGTGCACGGTTTGTACTACCTCTTTGTACCCCTACCAAACTCTATATGACAGGTAGCATCCGTTCTTGGATTCACTATATAGATTTACGTTCTGCACATGGTACGCAGAAAGAACACATGGATATCGCAGAGGCATGTCGTGATCATTTCGTCTGCAATTTTCCAATCATTGCCAACGCCTTAGGTTGGTGTCAAGGTGATGAGTGTGACTGTAAAGATGTTAACTATTGGAATGATTTACAACCATGCATTCGGATAGACTGAGACCATATACTCCTAATAGAACTTTTCAACAATGCCTCGTTACGATTTTATTAATAAGAAGACAGGTGAGATTACTGAGCTTACTATGTCAATGACTGCCCTCGATAAATACAAAGAGGACAATCCAGATATGGAAAGATACTTTGGTAATCAAAGGACTGATGCCATTTATGGTAAACCAAAGTCCTCTGATGGATTCAAAGAAGTAATGTCTAAAGTCCAATCAGCACACCCACTTGCAAACCTAAGTCGTTTTACATAATGCCACGAGCGAAGAAGAAATCTGGAAACGGTTACGCACCAGTCCCCCAAGGAATGAGTGTCAAGATGATGAAAAGAAAGAAGCCTATTGATAAGTCATACATGACTGACATCCAGCCTCTTACTGACAATCAAAAGACTGCTTTTGATGAGTATAAGGCAGGTAAGAACTTGCTTTTACATGGTGCTGCTGGAACAGGTAAGACTTTTATCATGCTTTACTTGGCATTACAAGAAGTATTGGATGAGAATACATCCTATGAAAAGATTTACATTGTAAGGTCACTCGTACCTACAAGAGAGATAGGTTTCCTACCAGGAGACCATGAAGATAAGTCATATCTATATCAAATACCTTACAAGAATATGGTAAGGTATATGTTTAAGATGCCTGATGAGAATTCATTTGAGATGTTGTATGATAATCTCAGGGCACAGGAAACAATAGACTTCTGGTCTACTTCATTCATTAGAGGTACTACACTAGACAATGCTATTGTTATAGTAGATGAGTTCAGTAACTTGAACTTCCATGAACTTGACTCAATGATCACCCGCATAGGTGAGGACTGTAAGATCATGTTCTGTGGTGACATTCAACAGACTGACCTCACCAGAGATGCAGAGAAGTCTGGCATCGCAGACTTCATCAAGATACTTGAGCAGATGAAATCATTTGCTTGCGTTGAGTTTGACTTCAAAGATATTGTTAGGTCTGGACTGGTCAGAGAATATCTTATCGCCAAATATAATTCGGGATTTTGATACCATATATTCGCAAAAAAATCTCGGCAAAATTTTTGACCCCTAAGGCTTTTTATCATGTACACTATTGAAGATTTCATTGGGGTCTTTCCTAATGCATTAGACTCCAAGTATTGTGAGGATCTAATAAAACATTTTGAATACTGCAAAGACAATACAACTTTCATTAGACCAAGAGAAGCAGAGCATCATAAGATTGATGATGATCAGTTGTTGTATAATGATTTCGCATTTGAACATGATATAATATGCGGATTACATCACCAATTTAATAAGACATTCTTTGATGCTACTCAAGCATGTCTACAGTTATATAAAGAAAAGTATTCTATCCTTACTACACCTAAGAGGTCAGCAATATTTGATGTAAAGGTACAGAGAACATTACCAGGTCAAGGGTTCCATATCTGGCATGCAGAAGCGATGAATCGGTTCTCATCACCAAGGTACTTGACATATACGCTATATTTGAATACAATAGAGGAAGGTGGAGAAACTGAGTTCATTTATCAGAAGACTCGTATTAAACCAGTACAAGGTACCCTTCTGATTTGGCCAGCAGCATTCACTCACACCCATCGTGGTAACCAACCGCTAAGTGGTCCAAAATATATCGTCACAACCTGGGAAGAATTTTACTAATGTTTGAACATATCAATGTTAATATAGATCAACCTGAGGTTGAACCTATTAGTAAAGATGGAGTACGGTATTACCCTATTCCTGGTGCGGATAAATACTATCCGAGTGTTACCTCAATCACATCGTTCAAGAACGCTGCTTTCTTCGCTGGTTGGAGAAAGAAAATAGGTGAAGACGAGGCTAATCGAATTACTGCTAGAGCTACACAACGAGGTACTACATTTCATAGTATCACTGAAGACTATATCAAAAATGAATTAGATCTTAACATGTACTTGGAAAATAATCCATTACCTGTTAGAATGTTCCAATCAGCGAAGGATACACTCAATCGTATTAATAAAATAAACTGCTTGGAAACTTTTCTATACTCTCATTATCTTGGTCTTGCTGGTCGTGTAGATTGCATTGCTGAATTTGATGGCGAGTTGGCAGTTATCGATTTCAAAACCTCAACTAAAGAAAAGAAAGAGGACTGGGTTGAACATTACTTTGTTCAGGAAACTGCATACGCAGCCATGTTCTTAGAACGTACTGGTATTGAGGTAAAGAAAATTGTCACACTCATTGCGGTTGAAGACGGGTCTGTACAAGTGTTTGAGAAGTACAATCTTGATGACTATTTACAATTACTTAAATCTTACATCGAGGAATTTGTTAGGAGTAAGAATGCCTAAAGAACAATTAGATGATAAATTTTTAACTCCTACCAAATTCTCGGCAGAGATAGAACGACTAGTTCACACAAGTGAGGGATTGATCTCTTACATAGAGGCAGTAGTAACCTACTGTCAAGAAAATGAAATCGAATTGGAGACAGTACCTAAACTGGTATCGAAACCATTGAAAGAACGATTAAAACATGAAGCTCAGCGACTTAATTATATGAAGGCATCTTCCAAAGGGGTATTACCTTTATGACACAAGGAACTTTTTTTAAGTCAGAACAAGTACAAGAGAATCTCCATGATATTTTTAATACATATCAGGAGATTGCTGCCGTGACTGCTGCTCTTCCTAAGATGAATAAGGAGGAGAAGTTAGCACACATTAATAAATGCAAGGGTCTTATTGATAAACAGAAGACCTTTTATACTAGGCTGTGTCTCTCATCAACAACAGGTGATGCAGAAGCAGCAGACATGAAAACGAGGATCGATGCATTGTCTCAAGCATTTGGGTACCAAACTTTAGCAGACTGTATGGATGCTATGATTACAACCCTTAACAAGGCTTGGGAACAAGAACAATCCCGTTGACATCTTATAAATAGTATGCTACGATCATACAGTAGCAAAAATACACACAATACGGAGAATACAATTATGTCTTTTGCATCACTTAAGAAAGCTGCCTCTGCAGGTAGTAGTCTTAGTAAACTGACACAAGAGATTGAAAAGTTAAACCAACCTCAGGCAGTCGGTCAAGATGACAGACTATGGAAACCTGAGTTAGATAAATCAGGAAATGGGTACGCTGTACTTAGATTCCTTCCTGCTCCAGACGGAGAGGACATGCCTTGGGCAAAGATCTGGTCGCACTCATTTAAGGGGCCAGGAGGTCAGTGGTACATCGAGAACTCCCTTACTACAGTTGGTAAGGATGATCCTGTTGGAGAACTGAACAGAGAATTATGGAACAGTGGACGTGAGTCTGATAAGGCAACTGCAAGAGCACAGAAGAGAAAACTCTCTTACTACTCTAACATCTATGTTGTTTCAGATCCTGCTCATCCAGAAAATGAGGGAAAAGTATTCCTTTACAAGTATGGTAAGAAGATCTTTGACAAGTTAGTTGAAGCAATGCAACCTGCATTTGAAGATGAGACTCCATTAGATCCTTTCAATCTATGGAAGGGTGCTAACTTTAAAGTTAAGATTCGTAAGGTAGATGGTTACTGGAACTATGATAAGTCAGAGTTCGCTACACCTGATACTTTAGGTGGATTTGACGATAATAGTCTTGAGAACATTTGGAAGCAGTCATACTCACTCTCTGAGTTTGAATCTGCTAAGAATTTCAAGTCATATGAGGACTTGAAGAAGCGTTTAAGTATTGTACTTGGTGGTGCTCCCACTCGTACAACACCTGTTGTTGATGAGAGTCAAGAAGAGGTCGTCGCAAAACCTGCTAACTGGGGTAAAGAAGTTAGTGATTTTAGAGAGAAAGCAGTTGCTTCTTCACCTGTTAATGCTGAAGAGGATACGCTATCATACTTTGCTCAATTAGCAGAGGAAGACTGATAGGAAACTGTCACACAAGGGGGTTTCTACCCCCTTTTTGTGTGCTATAATTACTATATAATCAAAAGAAAAGAAATGAAACTTGCAACCCTGTTGATAGTACCATTCTTAATTTCTCCAGTACAAGCATCAGAAAATATTGGAGAGCGTAGTAATGCTGACGCATATCGGGATGCTCAAGTTGTACGGAATGATAATTGGTTCACAAGAACATACTATCCACCCGAAAGATCACACAGACCGTACAGACGGTGGAGAACAAGTAATAGTTACCAACCAGGTTATTCTTCATCCAGTACATGTACAAGAAAAGAATATAGAGAAGAGTAT